CCCGCCGGGCATGGTTGCCTCCGCAATGGTGGCAAACTCCGTGCCGTTGGTATCCTGGAGGGTGGTGCCGGACGGGATCACCGTGCCGGGGGTGCCATCAAACCGAACGGATCCGGTTGCATAGGTGGCGGCCTTGATACTCAATCCATACCTGGATCCCATATCAATGAGGTATTCCGCCTCCGCCGTTTCGGGAAAAAATTGTTTTGAGAACCAAACCAGGAACCCATATACCAGGTGGATGGCCCCCGCAAAAACGGCAAGCAAAACCCCCAGGAGAGAGAACCGCGGAACCTTTGCGCCTCCGGTGAGGCGGGCCTCCGCATCCGCTTTCATGCGGTTGTATATGTCGGATAGTGTGGGCCGTTGAAATGCCATTTTATTCCGCTCCCCCGTAGAGTTGATATTTCCAATTGTAGAAAAATTTGAAGAAAACAGAACCGGCGGGGCCGGTGATTGTCACCTCAAAAATAATCTCATCCGCACGGGCCCCGCGGGATCCCGTGCATTTGATTGTTTTGGCGGATCCATCGGCCAACATCCATCCCAGGGATTCCTCCACATATTGCTCCCCCTGGGCAATGGTTGTGGGGTTGATGTTGGAACGGTCGAGAAGCCACAAACGGGATCCAATCCGGGCCGTGGCCAGGGCATCCCCCCACCATCCGCGCCGCTCTCCATCCTCCGATGGCAACGGATCATCCATATCCGCCCGCCTATCCGAAAATAGGGAGATGAGCACCGCGGTTTCAAAACCGGGATCCCGGAGGAGGGTGGCCCCATTGAGGGATATATCCGCGGGCCCTACGGTATCGTATATGAATTTGATATCTCCCTGGCTTTGTGAGGTGGCCATGGGTTTCCTTTCGGTTTATGTTGCAACCGGAACGGGTGGTGAAACCGGCCCAACGGGTGCCGTGGGATGGTTGTGCACATTGTATACCGTAGATTTGAAGGTGATGAAATCCTGGCGGAGTGCATCCAGGGTGCCGGTTGCGTCCGCAACATCCCCATCCGCCGTGATATCTCCGCCCGCCGTGATGTTGGTATCCACCTCCACATCATCGGTGGTGAGGAGTTTGCCGTTGAGTTGCACCTGGGTTCCGGCGGTTTCAATCTCAATGGATCCATCCTCCATGAGGTGGATGTGGGTGCCGTGCTTTGAGTAGAGGGCAACCTCTCCCTCCGCCAATCCCTTTTTGCGGGTTGCCCCGTGGGCCATCACCAACACCACCCCGTGCTCCCTGGAGCCGCCAAAGAAACCGGCAACCGCCTGGCCTCCGGGAGGGCATGAGGATGAGAACCCATAAGGTTGGAGGTGTTCCACCTTGTCGAGGGTTTCCCCCTCCACCCCGGTGAGTTGCACCAATTGGATGGCGGTGGAATCATCCAGGGCGGAAAGGATGCACTTTCCCAAAACGGCCTGGAGTTTGTTGGCCATGGGTGCCAACATCTTCCGCATTGATCTCATATCCATTATGTTTCCACTCCTCCGGACGGATCCGCCTTGAATGTATCGGGATGCCTCACGGTGAGTGAGGTGGTTCTCCCGCCATCATCAATGGAAAAATCCACCGCGGAGATGATGAAATCCGCATCCACTTCAAAGGTGGGGGCGGTGAGGTGGATGATGCGGGAGATCTCCCAGGGTGTAGTGGTGGAGGATCTCCCCTCCGCCTGGAACCATCCCCGCACCTTTACCGTATATTCTTTTGATTTGCCGCTCCGGATTTGGGCCTCCCATGCCGCCCGCGTTTTGAGGCCGGTGGAGGTGGCTTTGCCATCCGCCTGGATGGTGAGGGGCCGGTGCCGTTTGATTTGGGTATCTTTCGCGGTTGCCTTGAGGCCGGTGGTGGAGGCATCATCCCAGGATTCACCACCTCCGGAGGTTTGGCCCTTCACGGTATAGTCCGAAAACCTATCCTTGAGGGAATAGGATTCACTCAACTCCAGGATATTTTTGCCCTCCTCCAAATCCTCTTTGGCACGGGCATCCGATGAGTTGGGATTCACCAGGGTGAGGTTTCCCCATCTATCCGTGATCGGCACCACACCGCGTGCCCTGGCCGCTTTCTCAATGATCTCAAATGCCGTTTGGCCGCTCTCCCCGGTGAATTGCTCAAAGGTATCCAGGGCCTCCGCATAGTCCATCACCTCAAGGCCGAAAGGGGCCGCCAAATCTTTGGCAATCTTGAGGAGGTTGGCCGCCGTCCATGAGATTTTGGCCGCGGAACAATCCACCAAATCGGCGGTCTTATCCCGCCCGGAAACGGAGAGGGTGATGCCTCCGGATCCAATGGCCAGGGATCTATCATCAATGTATCCATCCATGAATTGGATCTCCGTGCCCTCTCCGGCAATCACCACCACCTGGACGGCGGAACCGGGGAGGATGGCCCGCGCCGCCTCCACCGTGCTCATCACCAGGCTCACCGAAAAGGAACCCGCCACCGCATCCATGGAGCGGCCCATGGAGATTGATTTCCAACCTCCAAATATTTGGGATTCAATGGCCAGGTGGAGGGATGAATCATCCATATACTTGCACCTTCAAAGGTGTGAGCGGAGAGCAAAAACCGGGGTGCCGGATCCCGTTGCGGGAGATGATGGTTTCCTCCTGGGTGATTTCCCCATATACTGAATTGGAAACCACCAGGGTGGGCACCGCCTCCCGGATCCGGTATTCTGCATCCTGGGAGAGGTTGAGGATCCGCGCGTTGAGGTTGGAGGAGATGGCGGATTTTGCTTCCATCACGGCCTCAAATATTGCATCCGACACATTTTCCCGCGCCTGGATTGCATCCAAACCGGCAAAATATTGATCCCGGAGGAGGAGGGTTTCCTCCACGGAATTGAGGGAGATGAGCCCCACCACTCCAACCGCGGAGGCCATGGCCGCATCACCTATATAGGTTTGAATTACTGCGGGCCCTTCGGCTTCCTGGCCAATATCCATGGGGAGGGTGGGGGTTGTTGTGAGTGGGGCGGTGGTTGTGTTTTTGGTGATTGCAAATGCTTCTTTGAGGGCCCGGTTGAGGGCCTCCACGGCGGGTTTGATTTTGGCCAGGGGATCCATGCCCCAATCCACAATGGCCTTGATCTCCCGGCCCAGGGCAACGGCATCCATCACCACGGTGAGTGGGGAGGTGATGAGTGCATCCACCTTTGATTGGAAAGCGGAAACCCGCCCAACCGTGGCCGCCCGTGCCTTTGCAACCATGGCGGATCCCTTTGAAACGGTGGCCGTGGCGGCATCCAGGATGGCACCAATCTTGTATTCCATGGGCAACTCATCAATGAGTGTATCCTGGAGGGCGGTGTATAGTTGTTCCCGCGCGGCAACGGGTGCGGATGCGGTGTTCCGGGTGGCCTGGGTGAGGCCCTCCTCCCCCAAATCCTCTTTGAGGTTGATATCAAACCGGGCCATCCGGCCCTCATCGGTCGATTCCGAAACGGAAAAACCATCCACCACCACCTGGAATATCCCACGGTATGGGTGCACCAGGCGGCCCGGCCCTTTGGTTTCAAGGGCGGCAATGAGATCCTCCCGCTCCGTGAAATAATCATCCCCGATCACATAGCATGAAAGGCGGAAGGTGCGGGCCGTGCGGCCCATATCCTCATGGTATGGGGTATCCCGCTCCGGGAACTCATGGGAAACAATCTTCCGCCCACCGTCCTGGGTGTGGCTTTGAAGATAGAACGGAACCCCGCGAAATGATCCCGTTTGGTATTTATCTTTCCATCCGGCCATGATATGCTCCGTTTATGATGTGGCCATGATCGGGCCGTTGTCCGCCGTCACTTTGGCCCCGTTGCCCCGTGGTGTGACCGTCACACCCGTGGGCATATTTTTGAAATCAACCGTGATGGTGGATGCCGCGGCGGCACCGGCGGATCCGGTGAGAAGTGCCGCACCGGCGGCATTTCCAGGGGCTCCCCCACCTCCACCCAAACCAGGGAGGCCCGGAGGGAGGAGCGGGGCGGCGGGTGTAGTGGTGGCCGGGGTGCCGTTGGCACCGGGTTGGCCATCCACCTTGAGGCCGATGGCCCCACCCACCGCATCCGAAATCATTTTGATCATGCCCGCAATCGGGCCGCCCATGGCCTTATCAATCATTGAGAAGAAATCACCCACCACCTTGAATAGAAAAACAAATCCATCCGTGATGAGTTTGAGGCCAAAGGCCAGGAACCGGAACACATATACCAGGGCCATGAATGCCGCGATGATCGGGCCCAGGGTGAATGCCGCCATGATCCCCTGGAATATCAACCAAATGATCACCAACGGTTGAAGGATTTTCACCAGGTTCACAACAATGGCCCATAGGGATTGAAACAAGGGCATCACCTGGGAGAGGAGGGCCTTTATTGCAATGAAAGCAATGGCCAGGGCTCCCCCCAGGAATGAGATCAACGGTTTCAACTCCTCCCGGAGGAGTATGCAAATCACAACCAGGGCACCGATGGCCAACACTATCCACCCAATTGGGTTGGAGAGGAGGGCCATCACCCCACCGGCACCGGCAATGGCACCGGCAATGGTTCCCCATGCGGAGATGAGGGCACCGGCGGCCACCAGGAGCGGGCCAATGGCCGCGGCAAGGGCACCAAATGCAATCACCGTGCCCATGGCCGCGGGGCCCATATTGGTGAGGAGATCCACAAAGGGCATCACCGCATCAATCACTTTGGCCACAATGGGGAGGAGTTGATCCCCAATTTTCTGCATGGCCACCGTGATCCGTTGTTGTGCTTGCTCCATCCGGAATCCAATGGCATTGATCCCCTTTGTTTGGGCACCAAATGCCTCCCCCATGGCACCGGCGGAGGATTTCATGGCATCAAATTTCTCCGCCATGTTGCCCGCCTGGGCACCCGTGAGAGCCAGGGCACCAACCACGGCCTCCTTTGATCCCAGGAGCATCCCCATGGCATCCGCGGAGCCCCCGGTGGCCTCCGCCAGGATGTTGAGAGATCCGGCCAGGCCCTTTTGTTGGAGCATGGCGGAGGCGGATGAATAGCCCAATTTTTTTGTTAATTTTTGGAGTTGGGTGGATGGTTTGAGCATGGCCACCATCACCGCGGAGAGTTGGGTGGATACCTCCGCCGCGTTTCCCGTCACACCCGTGAGGGTGGCGAAACCGGCAAATAGTTCCTCCTGGGAGATC